TCTGGAGGTTAAATGTATCTTATAAGCAACATCCCGTACTTTAAGTGCTGGGTCCGAAAAGAGTTTACCAACGGCCACCAGAACTACCACGGCGAGTACATTCATGCGCTGGCAGTTGCAGTTACCACAATGCCTGACAGGTGTTTGTCGTTCCAACTGATCTTTACTGGGTGCGAAGCAGACGACGGTAGCCAGCCGAATGTGCATGGCGGGGCGATGTGGGCCCGGATGCCGATCACTGCGCTGGTTGGGGATATACCGCTGGAAGAATGGCCCGAGCGCATGGAGACGCACTTTGTGCAGCCGTGGGACTGTAGCTCCTACCACCACAGCATTATCTCAATCAATCAGGCTAAACCGTCCCAGTGGCTGTGCAAGATCGACAACCAGTTCTTCAAGGGACGCTACCTTTTCACGGTGGATTACGCTGAAAGCGAGGTCGCTGAAGACCCTGCACAGCACAAGCAGTCCCATGTGCTGATACTCACGGACGCTGGCAAATGGACCGGTAATATTGTAGCTTTGCCAAACAATAGAGTCCGCGTCACAAGCCCAGCGTACTGGGTCACTGGCGAAGGCGCACCGGACTTTAAACCCAGTCAGTGGATACACTGCGCCGAGCAAGACGACTCGTATTTAGACCCAGCAGTTACTTTTAACAACTTGTATGCGGAGAACGAACATGATGAAAGCTAAAGGTATGGCAGCAGGCGGCGCGGCTAAGAAAGGCATGCACAAGATGCCCGACGGCATCATGATGAAAGATTCTGATATGAAAGGCATGAAAGCCGGCGGTATGGCCATGGTAATGAAAGACGGCAAGAAAGTTCCGGCTTTTGCTGCGGATGGCAAGGGTAAGATGGCAATGGGCGGCATGGCTACGAAGGGCTACGCAGCCGGTGGCGCAGTCAAAAAAGGCGGTGCTGCAAAGGGCAAGGTGCGCGGTGCGGGCATTGCAATCAAGGGTACGCGACCCGCTAAAATGATGTAAAGGGCGTAGATGGCGTACTTTCGACTTAATCTAGCCCCCGGCATCGATAAGCAGAACACCGAATACGGTGCCGAGGGCGGCTGGACGAACTGCGATAACGTGCGGTTCAGATACGGCTTGCCCGAAAAAATAGGCGGCTGGATTAATTTTGAAGGTAACGAAGTCTATCTGGTGGGCATGGTCAGTGAGGTGTTCACGTGGACCAGCCTGTCCGGTATCCCTCACGTCATCGTGGGTACAACGCGAAAGCTGTACGTCTCCGCCAATGGCGCGTGGAGCGACATTACCCCGATCCGTGAAACCACAGTCGCTGGCGCAGTGACGTTTGCCGCCGTTACCGGCTCGGCCACGCTCACCGTCTCCGACAGCAGCCACGGCGCAATCGTGGGTGATTTCGTAACGTTCTCAGGTGCTACCAGTCTTGGCGGCAATATCACTGCTGTCATCCTCAACGCTCAGTACGAAGTCACAACCGTTGTTAACGCAAACAGCTACACGGTCACTGCCCCTGTCGCGGCCAACTCCTCGGACTCGGCTAACGGCGGTGCGAGTGTCGTGGGTGCCTACCAGATCAACATCGGCACTGACGTGGACTTCTTCGACTTCGGTTGGGGCGTCGGCACGTGGGGCTTGAGCACATGGGGCACACCACGAACCGCTGGCACGGGCGTGGCACTGAGCTCACGCGTGTGGCAGTTCGACAACTTTGGCGAAGACGCTATCTGTCAGCTGGTCAACGGCCAGACCTTCTTATGGGACTTAAGTGCCGGTGCCGCGACCCGTGCAGCAGTGCTCTCCGGTGCCCCTACCAAAAGCACTTATGCTCTGGTGTCCACACCCGACAGACATCTTGTCTGCTTTGGCACCGAAACCACGATTGGCAGTCCTTCAACGCAAGACCCGATGTTCGTGCGGTTCTCCAATCAGGAGGACATCACTCAGTTTGTCGAGAGCGCGACGAACACGGCTGGCGGCCAACGGCTCACAGACGGCAATCGCATCGTTACGGCCATTCGCTCGCGTGGTCAGATTCTGATCTTTACCGACACAGCGCTTCACGGGCAGCAGTTCATTGGGCCCCCCTTCACCTTCGGCTTCCAGCAGCTGGGCGCCAACTGCGGTTGCATCGGCCCTCACGCGTCGGTGGACGTCAACGGCCTTGCCTTCTGGATGGGCACTGAGGCGTTCTACCTGTTCGACGGTACTGTCAAAAAGCTCCCCTGCACGGTGCAGGATTACGTCTTTAAAGACCTCAATCAGGTGCAGAAGACCAAGGTCCACGTTGGCCTGAACAGTCAGTTCAACGAGGTAACATGGTGGTACTGCTCTGTTACTAGCGACTTTATTGATCGCTGCGTTACGTTCAATTACCTTGAGAACACATGGGCAATCGGCACGATGGCACGAACGGCGTGGGTAGACTTGAGCGCCTACCCCAAGCCGCTGGGCGCGAAATACGAGCCTGACGCAACCGACGCTACCATCAGCACGATCTACGGGCTGACTGCTGGCAGGGCGCTGATCTATCAGCATGAGACCGGCACGGACGATGTAAATCTGCCGCTGGAGTCCCTGCTGACATCGGGCTACTTTGACATCGGCGACGGGGACAACATGCTGTTGATGTCGCGGTTCATACCCGACTTTCAGGATCAGGTGGGCAACCTGACGGTGCGGCTTCTGCTGCGCGCATTCCCGCAGGCACTGGCAAGCCCCAGCTCGCTTGATCCGTATATTATTACGCCGACAACGCAGAAGGTGGACACCCGCGCGCGAGGCCGGCAGATTTCAATCACCATCGAGAACGACGAGCTGGGCGCCACATGGCGCTACGGTACGCTGCGGGTTGACCTGCAGCCGGACGGGTTGAGGTGACGCGATGAGCAAGATTACCAGCGTCCGCCTGCCCAACGCTTCTGCAGAGTACACGCCCGAGCAGATCAACCAGCTGGTGCGCTCGCTTGAGCAGATCATTTTGCAGCTCAACACCGCGTATTCGCCAGTGGTCACCGAAAATACGGATCAAGCGTATGCTTGGTTCTTGGGAGATTAGACCTTGTCAAATTCATATAAAAGATTTCTGACATCACTTACGAACAGCTCGCCTGTGACTGTTTTGACAGTGCCCGCAGCGACGACTGCCATCGTAAAGTCGATATTGGTGAGCAACAGCAACGCCTCTTCAACCACGGCTACTGTCTCGATTTCTCCTGCTGGTGTTGGCTCACACGTTGTAATCCCTGCGGCCAGTATTAATGCTCAAGAGTACTTTGACTTTTTAGGAGGATGGGATGGGAATTCCCGTGTTTTAGTGCTGGAGGCCGGAGATTTGTTGGAAATTGAGGTTACGACAACTGATGTTGTTGCCACGGTTAGTGCACTTCTTATAGACAGGGCTTAACCTTTTAAACGATAATCCTTGAGTATTCGCGACCTTACCCGGCGCGCAGCCCCGTGTGGCTTTTAACTTCCAAAGGAAAAAGACATGGCTGAAGCGATGATGCCGGGTATGGGCGCCCCCGAAATGGCCCCAACTGAACCCTCCCTTGACCAGTTCGCTGCTTTTGAACAGCTGCGTGAGCAGGTCTCTCCCACAGAATTCAACCGCGAAATGTTGAATGCCGCTGAACAGGTAGACCCTGTTGCGGTGGCCGAGTTCAAGCGGGAACTGGCAGCACTTGAGGTGGCCCCTGAGGTCATCCAGATGCTGAATACGATGGTGGATGAGGTTCTGGCCAACCCCGGCGACTACCCTGCCATCCGAGAAAAATACCTCGGTATGGGCGTGGACGAAGAGCTTCTGCCCGAGGTTTTTGATGCTACCGTCTTTGCCGCCTTGAACATGGCACTGGACCAAATGCGTGGTCCGGAGACCATGATGCCTCCGCAGGGCTTCGCCAAGGGCGGCATTGCCAGCCTGAAGCCGATGGCCCGCGAGATGGCAGCGGCGGGCCGGTACGGCGACACCATGCTTGCCCACATCAGCCCTATGGAAGCGCAGATGCTGCGTCGGTATGGTGGCAGCGGCACCACTAACCCGGTCACCGGTCTGCCTGAGTTTTTTCTGAAAAAGGCCTTCAAAAAGATCGGCAAGGCGGTCAAGAAGTTTGCCTCGACTACCGTAGGCAAGATTGTTCTCGGCACCGCGCTGTTCTTCGTAGCAGGCCCTGCAGCTACCGCGATGTTTGGCGCCACAGCGGCGCCTGCCGTGCTGGCGGCTACACAGGGCTTCGTTGCTGGCGCGGGGACCACGCTCCTTGGTGGCGGTAACCTTAAAGAGGCGCTGAAAGCAGGCGCCATTGGAGGTCTTACGGCAGGGGCCATCACAGGCGTGACTCAGGGCGCAAGCGCCTTCAAATCAACGCCTCCCCCTGCCACCAGCCAGCTTCAGGCGGCCCAACAAGCGGCGCAGCAGGGAAAGGCACTGCCTGATCTGGTAACGACTCCTGACGCGCTGGCCATGACCCCGCTTGAGCAGTCTGTTCAACAGGGCGTCCGAGCCAACATGGCCGCGCCTACGACGACAACAGGGGGTATCGACTTCGCCACGGGGAAATATGTGCCGCCCGCCATGACGGCAGGCGCCGGTGCTCCCGTACAGGCGCCGACTGCCCTTACCTACACGCCGCCTTCCTCCCCGTTTGCAACTGCTCCGGCTCCTGCTCCTGCAACAGCGGCTATTCCCGCCGGCGCATACGCTACGCCTTCCATAAGCCAAGGCATCGGCGCACTGCCCGCTGGACAGATTCAACAGGGCATTACAAACCAGCTCTCTGTTTCTCCCTTGGCGTCTACGAGCGGACAGGCGGGAGCAAGCACGGCAGGAACAGCCGCTGCTCGGCCACCCGGGTTCTTCGAAAGCGTCAAAGACGCATTCGCCCCCGGGGGCCGCTCCTTCGCGGAGGGCATGAAAGACGCCTTCCTGCCCGGCAAGGGGCCAACCCTCGCCGAAGCACTGCAGAGCATGGGCGTTGATCCAGCGGCCGCCACCCCCGCCCAGATCGAAGTTGCCAAGAGCATGATGACAGGCGCCCTGCGCCGTTATGCTCCTCTTGTTGGCTTGGGCCTCGGCGCTCTCGGCGCCACCGGAGGCTTCGAAGCAGAGGAGGGGCAGGTTCCGCCCGGCTTCGAAGGCATGGCCGGCGGCCAAGGCACCACTGGCATTGAACTGCTGGCCAAGTACCCAGAGCGCTACGGCCTCCAACTTGGCCCCACGCAGATCATGTCCAGCATGCCCTACACGTCGCCCTCGGCCCTCTTCAGTGCAGGCCGGCCGCAGCAGTACGCGAAAGGCGGCCCGGCAGCGCGTGAGTACCCCCGCAAGAACGGTCCGATCAACGGCCCCGGTACCGGGACCTCGGACAGCATTCCCGCCATGCTGTCTGACGGCGAGTTTGTCTTCACCGCCAAGGCCGTACGTGCCATGGGCGAAGGATCACGGCGCAAGGGCGCCAAGCGCATGTACGCGCTCATGAAAAAACTGGAGGGCCGCACTAATGGCTGATATTACTTACACTGGTCAAATCGTCCGGGAAGCGCCTGAGATCGAGGCGTACAAGCTCGGGTTAATCGAATCGGCCCGTCAGCTGTCACAGCAGCCGATGAACATACCGGCAACGGAAGCAGCGGGCCTGTCCCCGACGCAGGTGCAGGCAGTCGACTTTGGCAAGCAGGGTATTGGCGCGTTCGAGCCCTATATTCAGGGCGCATCTCAAGCGGTGACGCAGGGCATGGCCCTTGGTCAACAAGGGGCGTTAGCCGCTGGTGCCGTCCAGACCGCCCCCGCCTTTCAACAGGCACAGAATGTCATGGGGTACGGGGTCAACACACTGGCCCCCATGGGCGCCTACCAACAGCTTGCGGGCTCTGGACTTCAAGACGTTGGACAGGGTATTGGCCGTGTAATCCGGGCCGGAGACCTTGCTGGCGGCTTCATGCAGGCCGATCTGCGGCCTGCACAGGGCAGTATTGGCGCGGCACAACTGGCCGCCACCGCCGCCACTCCTTCTGATTTCAGCACCAGCGCGCGTATTCTTGGTGGGGGGATGCAAGGCGCAGCCGGGGCTACACAGACAGCTGAGCAGGCGGCTCAGCAGGCTGGACAGCAGTATGGTGGTGCTACAGGAGTTCTTGGCGCGGGCATTGGCTCGTTGATAGGCGCCGCGCAAGCCTACGACCCCCGCGCCGCACTTGACTACATGAACCCCTACCAACAGGGGGTTACGCAGAATACCCTTGAGGAGATGCGTCGTCAGGCCAACATTGCACGACAGGGGCAAGCGGCACAGGCGGTTGGGGCAGGCGCGTTTGGCGGTACTCGCGAAGGGGTACAGCGCGCGGAGTTCGAACGCAACGTGCAGGATCAGATGCAGCAGCGCATCATGCAGGACTACGCACAGAATTACGCACAGGCGCAGCAGGCAGCCATGCAGGGCTTTGAGTCGCAGCAGCAGCGACAGCTGGGGCAAGCGCAGGGATTCCAACAGGCAGCGGGTGTTGGCGGACAGCTTGCGGGCCAACAGGCACAACTGGGGCTTCAAGTTGCCGCACAGCGGTTCCAGCAGGCCGGCTACGATGCCAACACGGCCATGCAGCTCGCACAGCTTCAGCAGACACAGCAGGGCCAAGCGCTGCAGCAGTCAGCGGCGCTGCAGGGCATTGGATCGCTGCAAGGCCAACAGGCAATGCAGCAGGCTCAGTTGGGGCAGGCAGGATCGTCTCTTGTGGGACAGCTTGGCGCACAGCAGGCTCAGCTTGGGCAGCTTCCGTCCCAGATCGCACAGTCTCAGGCGGGCATTGCGGCACAGCAAGCTGGCCTGTATGGTCAGCTGGGGCAGGGCATTGGAGCGTTGTCCGCGCAACAGGCTTCCACAGACCTGCAGAAGGCCTCCACTCTTGGCAGCCTCGGCACGCAAATGGGCGCCTTGGGCGGTCAGATGGGCTCCTTGGGCCAAGCAACACAGCAGTTGGGCGCGGCCGACACCAGCCTGCTCATGGGCCTTGGTCAGATCGAGCAGCAGAACGCACAGGCTCAGCTCGACGCGATCCGTGCGACGCAGTTGCAGGAAAACATGGCACCGTATCAGCAGCTGGCCTTCGCAAGCGACATCTACCGAGGTGCGCCGTCCACGCAAATGTCGCTCACTTCGCAGAGCGCGCCGAGCGCAAGTCCGCTACAATCGGCACTGGGTCTTGGCATTGCAGGCGTATCCGCTGCTGCCGGCGCACAGAAAGCTGGCCTTTTTTAAGGAGCACACATGAAAAGCAAGGTACTACAGCGCCCGATGTTCATGTCGCCGGATGAGGTCGAGAACGTCGGCATCATGCAGGGCTTCATGGACGACATGGAGGATGTCTTCGCGGAAGACGAAGAAGACGACAGCGACGAGGCCGATGCTGCGCGCATGATGGGCCGCACGCCGGACTCTCCCGAAATCCTCATGAACAACCTACGGGGCGATGTGCGTTCCGTTGACGCGCGGGTCGAGGAGCTGGCCGATATGGTCGGCTACCGTGCTGCGTCTGAGACCCCGATGGAAGTGCTGGCGCTTCTGCAGCCGGTGCTTGCAGGTCAAGGCGCAGGGCAAGGTATTGCAGCGCTGCCGATGGGCGGTGCTCCCGGTCAAGCGATGCCCCCAATGCCGGATGCCCTCCCGGCAATGCCTCCCGAGGCGCAGGCAGCTGGAGCTCCTCCGGCAATGCCTGCGGGCGGCATCGCTTCCCTTCCGCAAGGCGATACGATGCCTATGCAGATGGCAAAAGGCGGTATCGTTCAGCGTTTTAAAGAAGGGTCCGACGACGGCGGCGTGACCCAAGTTAACAATGCGCCGTCTCTTGATGACCTCCGAAGCAGTCTTCAAGAGGACAGCGCTGACGTGTTACTGAATTTCCTGCGCCGAAGGCCAGCGGAAGTGCCCACACTGCAGGGGGCAATGCAGTCCCGCCTGCCTGAGTATCAGGCACTGCTGGGCACTGGCGACAAAGATTCTATGCGTGCCAGCATGCTGTTCGACATTGCACAGGCAGCCCTCGGCTACGCCGGCAATGTGGGTCCGCAAGGGCAGCCACTGCGTGGTTCGCAGGCGGCTCGTCTGGCAGGCGCCGTATCGGCACTGCCCGGGCAGATCGGCACACGGCTCGCGGCCCAGCAACAACAGGATCAGGCCGTTCGCATGGCAGCACTGCAGGCCGGTGAGAAGGAGATTGAAGGCATTCGCGGAGCGAACCAAGCGCTCCTCGGCGAACAGCGTAGTGTTATGCAGACGCTGGCCAAAGAGCCTCCGCCGAGGAAGTCCTTCCGGATGCTGACAAAAGAAGAACTGGCTTCGAATTTCCCAGAGTTGGATGCCTCCTTGCCGTGGGGCGTAGATGAGATAGGCGAACCTTCTCTTCCAGGCGGCAGGCCTTCTGCGGGCAGTGCGGAATCTGATCTTATGACACCGGCTCGAAACCTGCGCATTGTGACTGAGAATGCGTCGCTGTATGCAGAGGGCGCGTTGACCCCTGAGCAAATGCGAGAATTCGAGATGGCATATGCACAGGTGGACCAGCCAACCCCCTACAACGAGACCGATCAGTATGGCAATGTAACGACAAGGTACCGGAAGGCCTCTATTCCTGAATCTGTTCGTGACCTATACGCAGCGGGGCAACTCCGCGCTGACGGAGAGGCTAAAGATACGGGTACCCCGACGGTGGGCACAGTAGCTGCTACCACGGCTCCGGCAGGCGCTCCTGCGCCCACGGACCTTGAGTTGGCAACGGTCCGGACCCCGATGGATATCCCGCCCGCGCAGGTCATGCCCTTTTCTGAGCAATATAAGTCGGACCTCCCGACACTGTGGAACTCTTCCGATGCTGCAGCCATTACGTCTCGGGTTAGTGTTTTTGCGGACAGGCTGCCGTTCATTGCGCCTTTGCTGACCCGTGCGGAAAGCGCGCAAGACACGCAGCAACAAGTGCTTGTCGAAATGGTCTCCAATCTCATGACTAACGCGTTCAGGGCAGACCGTTCTGGGAGGCTGGCGGAGGGGGAACGGACAGAGATAACGGAAAACATCAACCTTCTGAAAAAAGTTATCGATAACCCCCAAGCGTTTCAAGCTAGGTTGGTTGGTCTCGACGACGTGCTTCAAAATGTGTTTGTAGCTGCTCGTGCGCAACGCAATGACCCGGGTTCCTCTCCAACACAAAAGGAAGATGCGGCACGGGCGATGTCTCAGGTACATGAGATACGTACCTATATGGGAGTACCCGCGCATGCGAGAAATGACACTGTTGTTGAAGACCCCAATACGGGCAGCATTAGGTTTCAAGACCCCCGTCTGCTTGAGATTGTCGTAAGGGCACCTGAAGGGGCCTCTGTTCTGTTGAGCCAGACCGGTCAGTATCTTGAAATCACCCCCGTGTTGAAGCAGATAGCAATCGACATGGGCCGCCAGCGTCGTTAAGGAGCACAGTAAAGTGGCAGAAGCTCAAACAACACTAGATGAAGGCCTGCTTGACTCTCAGGTTCCCGTAGACACAACGGCCGTCGATCAGGTAAATCGGTTGACCCTCCCGCAGGTGCGGGAAATACTTGCGCAGGCGACAAGAGAGGCTCCTGCCACGGCTCCCGCGCCTTCCGCCGCTACGCCTGCCACTTCGCCCGGAGGGCTGACGCTTGAAAGCGTCCAAGCGGCGCTAGAGAGCGCGCGCCGCGATTCGAGGGCTGTTGGCGAGTTCTCAAGCAGTCGTCCCGTTTCTAGAGGGGAAACCGCAGGAGCCTTGCTCACGGGCACCGGCACCGGCTTCGCTTCGGCACTGCCTGTGGGCGCTGGAACAGCAGGCGGCATGCGGCTTGGCGTGCGGGTGGGGACCACCGTGGGGGCAGTGGGAGGACCCATTGGGATGGGGGTCGGCGCAATGGTAGGCGGCACCCTTGGATTTGGCGGCGGGTATCTCATGGACAAG